CGACACTATGCCGCCAGCGGCCCGGTTGCCGGGCGCCAGGCCCGTCGTTTTTGCTGCGGTGTTTGATCATCAGGCGGATCCTCGGCCGGATCCTCGACCCCCGCCGCCGGCGTGGCCTCCGTTTCCAGCTCTGCCAGTCCCTGCGCCCGCTTTGATTTTTCGGCCTCGTAAAACAGTTTAAACGCCGCGTTGGCCTCGGTGCCGTCCTTGATGGCCGTCCGGGTCTGGTCCATATCGGCATCGGCGTCCAGGATTTCCATCACCCGCGCACGCTCAGCAGTCACGCCGTCGCTCAACCCGGCTTCGGATCCGGCGGTGAAAGCGTCATTTTCGATCTGTGCCAGAAGATCCGGCGCAGATTCCTTCAAAAGTTCGATCGTGATTTTGATATCTTCATTTTTTGACATCGTGTTTCCTCCGTTAGTTGCTAAAGATTTAAAAGTGCCGTCATCAGCCAGGGCTCGTGCCCGTTCGTATGCCAGCTCGAAATTGCCTATATAATCGACCAGGCCGGCATCCGCCGACTGCTGGCCGATAAATATCCTGCCGTCGGCCATGTCACTGAGAACCTTGCCTTCTTCCACGTCACGGTTGCGGGCCACGGTTTCGACAAACAGGGTGTAAAGATAATTCAGCTCGGCCTGGAAAGTTTCACGCGCCAGATCCGACAACGGCTCATCCGGATTGCCCAGGGCCTTGTATTTGCCGGCCGTAAGATAAGTGACATTAAGGCCGGCTCTTTCGTTAGATTTTGACCAGTCATCATGCACCATCAGCACGCCGATGGATCCCACCATGGAGGTGGCGCCCGCCACGAGTTCGGTAGCAGCCGAGCCGATCCAATAGGCCGCCGAGGCCATCATGCCGTCGGCATAGGCCACAATCGGCTTTTGATCGCGGGCGTCGTAAATCAGGTCGGCTGTTTCTTCCAGGCCGTTGACCACCCCGCCCGGTGAGTCGATGCGCAGCACGATCGACGCCACCTCGTCATCGCCCATGGCGGCCTTGACCGCCGCCTTGATAAAAGCGTAACTGGAGCCCCCGAAAAAGAAAGAAAAAAAACTTTCGCGCTTCATCAGCGGTCCGCTGATCGGAATGATGGCCGTATCCCCCAGCAGGCTGTAAAAATCTTTTTCAACGGATTTTTCCTGCATATCGATCGCATACTGGGTCAAACCGCCGTCCCTGTTTTCCTGGCCCAACCGGCGATACATATCCTCGAATGCCGGCGGGTGGATCGGCCAGAACTGCCCCTTGCAAAATTCGCTCAGGTTCATGTCCGGCGATTTAAATTTTGTTTTGCGGGTCTGGGTCATCTTTGCTGTCCTCCACGCCTTTGGCGCTGTGATAAATGGTCACCTTGCGGTCATCGATGGCGTCGCGTTCCCGGGCCAGCTGGTCAAGGGTTTCCTCCCAGTCATCGCCCTGGGCCGCAACCTCTTTGGCCAGGGTTGAAAGCCCGTAATCAATTGCCTTGCGGCTGGCCTCCACCTCTTTGACCGGGTCCACCCAGCCCCAGCCACCACCGATCCAGGCTGCCCGGGTGTATTCGTGGAAATATTTGTAAAAATCCGGCGCATCGAATTCACCGCGCAGATAGGCCTCCTCGATCACCAGCTGCCAGATCGGATGGCAGAACTTGGTCGCCATCCAGCCGCGCCAGGTTTTAAACATGCGCCGGCCTTCCAGCAGCGAGGCCCGGGCCGACGAATAGTTTGTTTTGGAAAAATCTTTGACCAAAGGCTCATACGGCAGCCCCAGGGCCACGCCGATCAGCCGCAGCATCGACTCGACAAACGGCGCAAACGAATCACCCGGCCGTTTCGGGTCCACCACGTTGATGCTCTCTCCCATACCCAGCCGGGCAATCAGTCCCGGTGATAACTCCTGAATGGTGGAATCCGTCGACGACTCCCGGCCAGTTATACCGAATTGCTGATCTTTGCTGATAAACACCGACAGGCAGGCTGCCACTCGTGCAGCGACTATCTCGGCCTCGAGGTAGCTGGCCAGGTCCTGAAAATAGGTCAGCACCGGTGCAAAATACGGAATTCCGCGCATCTGCCCGGGCCGCCGCGTCGGAAACACGTGCAGAATCTTAGGCCGTCCGGATTTGTCCCGTGCCGGCACCGTCAGGTATTCGGTCATACTGTTGGCCTTGCGGATAAAATATGTTTGCGGCTCACCGCGCCGGCCGGGCTTGATGCCGTGTTTGATCTTTTTATCGGGTGTCCGGACTCCGATCGGTGATGTCAGCCGCTCGGATTCCAGCAGCTCGATGCAGCGCCCATACGGACGCCAGGGCTCTTTGGCCCAGGTCGGCAGCGCGATGATCTCGCCGTCTTCAACTGTTTTTAAAAGCGCCACGAACTGCAGCTCGTCAAACCCCATGCGGTTGTCGGCCGAGGCCATCGGCGACCATTTTTCAAACGCCACCTCGGCCTGCAGCTGCAGATCGATGGCCCGCTGCTCGGTAATGCCCAATAATTTGTAAGGAATACGGGATTGCGGTTTGAGCCCGCTGCCCACGATATTGTGGGCCATGGTGTCGATGGCGCCGGCCGCCACCGGATGGTTGCGGTTGGCGTCACGCGAGCGAATGCGCAGCATACTCAGCTCGGTTCCCGACGGCGTCTGGTCCGTGCCCCGCGCCGCGCTGATCCAATCGGCCCGCAGGGTCGTCTGGTCGGCGCCCTTGTACTGCGTCGCATAGGACATAATCTGGCGTTTGAGGGTGCGGTTTAGGGCCCAGGAGGGTGAAAAATACTGAATGGTTCGGTCCAAACGGCTTTTTTTGGAGTCGTGATCGGAATTTTGCATCAGGTTGGCTCCTTAAATGACACCGAGTGGAGAAAGCCGGAACCGTCTGCGGAATTGTTGACATCGGCCTGGATCAGGTTGCGCATCTGCTGCATCTTATCAAGCGCCGCCGCCTGGTATTTGATAATCTTACCGGCGATGGTAACTTCGACCACACGCTCACCCGAGGCGACAGCAACCATGGCCGCTTCGATGGCGGCCAGATCAGTTGACGTAAATGCCATGTATTATCTCCGAAAATTTAATCGTTAAAATCTCATGGCTTACCGTTTCTTTAGCGGCAGCTGCTGACGCCAGTATGGACAATCCGGAACCGGATCAGCAGGATCCAGCTCGATGCGCCGCTTATAGCACCACTTGCCGTCGGCCGATTTCCAGTCCGGCGTCCGGCAGTTTTTGCAGCTGATACGCTTACCCTTCGACTTTTTAGCCATAAAAAAACCCCAAGATATGGAAATATCTAAATCTGATATAACCATATCATGGGGTTTTTGGAAGATTCCGGAATTATACCGGAATTGTGCCGGTTTTGTGTCGGTTTTGTGTCGTTAAATTACTTGACATGAATTTTGCTAAGCAAAATTCATATATAAAACTTTCACAACAAGTGATTATAGGTTCCCATAGTAATATGAGCTTTATAAGCCCTCAATTTAGGCAAGCTTAAATTAAAAATATTACTGATTTCAGATAGATCGTTCGGAAAGTTTTTTATATATTTAATTATTTCGATCTTATTTTTTTCAAAATTATGTGATAATTTTAATTCGTTTGAGTTATTCAGTTTTTCAGATTCGCCATTAATTGTTATAATATCCTGATTATTCAGCTTTTTTATCTTTTTTAATCTGAATTCGATCTTATTTTGCAAAGCACCTGGAATCTGACTGTTTCTGCGTACTTTAGACAGAATCGTTCCCATTGGAATACCATTAGCAATATATTTAGTTTTTAATGATCTCATTGGATAAAATCCATCTGTATTGAACAGTCTGTTTTCTATTACATCATACATTTTAGATACATTAAAATTTTCCTTGTCAAAATCATATAAATCAAAATTAAACATAAAATTTAAAGCGGAATTAAATCTCCACGTTTTATATTTAAACTCATCTAAATTCATATCATATTTATTAAACACCTTCCATAAACAATCATTCTCCCTCGCCATATAAAAACTGATTCCAAAAATCCCGCCCGATTTTAAAAAATAGCTAAAAATTCTTTGGAGGCTGCGAAGTAAATTGAATGAGCAATTAGAGTAAAAATCAAAATATATAATATCAAAGAAACGTGTCCCATTCTGTTTTAAAGACTTAGCTAATTTAATGTGTCTTTTTAACTTTTTCCTGTGTTTCTGTGATAGTTCTCCTTTGTCAAATAAATCCTTAAATTCCTTCCCAACAGAATTAATTTTTTCTAATCTATTGTCACAATCAATAAAATTAAATTCTCTAATATCATCGCAGTATGTTCTGATGTTTTTTATTTTTCTAATTTCTTTCGCTTCGTATTCATCATTTGTAAATGCGTGAATATTCTTGCGCTTAACACCTAACTCGTCCCAGACCTGATATATTTCTAAACCTTCCCACCCAGGCAGACACGCAACCTTACAATCCCTCAACTCTTTATATGTTTTGTTCTGGAGGATCCAATTTTTTATTATTTCTCTATTAACCTTTTTTGTCTCTGTATCGCAACTGATCTTTATAGACATATTAATCTCCTTTCATTCCGCATCTTGTGGGATTTCTTCTTGACCACCCAGGGTGTATTGCATGAAAAATTGATCGATGTTGTCTTTGTGGGCGTACCAGCGATTATTTATCACCCGAGCGGGGAGCCCCATTTCTATGAATTGATAAAACATCGGCTTGCTGATTTGGATGTAGCCTAAGATATCGTTCAAACCGATCAAAATCTTGCAGCCGTTTTTATCAACCATCAAAGCACCTGAAAGATAAATTTTATCGTTTCTTCACTAAGCGTCAGCCCGTCGGCATCCACCAGCAGGCAAACAATCCAAAGTTGATAAGTCTTCATTTTGAACCTCCTATATCCGTTATTCTTAACTCGGTTCCATAAGCGTAAAGATTATCGATTACATCGTGGCAAAGAAAGAAAATCTCCTCCTCAAACAGCCTGGCCGGCATCCCGTAATTGCGATCGGCATAAGAAATCCGCGCCGCACATTCCCCGCAGGGATATATCGGGTTTTGTTTGTCTAATCCTCGTAAATGAATCATGCAGTCTAAACATGGGCTTTTTTCAATGTCATTTATCATTTTTTACCTCCGATCCATCCGGAACGAGCAGACGCCCCACCAACCCAGCCGCCGCCCGAACTTTTCGGCAGCTCGGGCGCATCGCTTTGCTGGTTGCCTGCCGGCCGGTCCCAGTGCTTGATCCCCAAGACCTCATGCGCCACCAGGTTTAAGACCGCGCAGTCCCATAAATGATTCGCCTTTGAGGACGGGCACTCCCACAACCCCTTCTCATTAATGTGCTCGGCTGTGTAATGTGCCGCCCAGTCTTCTGTCATCTCGGAATGAAACCGGAAAGCACCCGGATCCGCCAGGTGGATTTCAAGCAAAGACGACAACCGGTCCTTGAAAAATTTGGTATTGACGTGGATGCCTTTGAGCCCGCCCGGCAGCGGCTTTTTACTGCCCGGGTAAAATTGCAGATTCGTCCAGGAATACATGGTCGCCATCACGTCTTTGCCCATCGACGGAAACAGCCGGCCGCGGTTTCGGATGCAAAAATCATAAACCTCGGCTGTGCGATGCCCCAGGCAATCCTGCAGTGCCAATAAAACCGGATACGATTTGCCGTCCACATCCGCATAGACATCGCTCCACAAAATACGGGCCACCTCGTCAAACGTCAGCACATACCCCTCGCGCACCTGCCAGGAATCCATCGACAGCGTTGTGCCGCCATAGCCCCATGCTCTGATTTCATACCAAAACCCGTGGTCCTGGGTATCAACGCCGGCCGTCAGCGCCGCCACCACCCCGCCGGCAGGTACTGCGCCCCGCGGGCGATCGTCTCTTAACGCCAAAATAGCCGACTCCTTACGCTCGGCCGTGATCAGCCGCCAGGGCTCGGCGCAGGTCGCATTTTTAAAGTCTTTTAGCTTTTGGATGTAGTCCAGCCGGCCCTTTTGCGCCCGCAAAAACGCCGCCGCGCAACTCGACAGCGACACAAACGGCGATATCCAGGCTGGTATATGAAAACCGATCTTGCTGGGCCGATGTTTTTTAAGATATTTTATAAGCTCCAGGCCACTGCCACGATCAATCCAGGCCCCCATCCGCACGGCCAGATCCCGCATGCGATCGGTCCAGTGCTCTTTGCAGTGCTCACACTCGTACCAGGCCAGTTTTTCACGCTCCACCACCTCCGGATCCCGCTCGTCTGCCGGCCAGCAGATGCGATGATTGCCGTCGGCATCGGAAAACACCATTTTTTGAAGCTCCCCACAGCCGGGGCACCTGGCGTGGAAATCAAAAACGGCCTGGGCCTCGGTTGTCAGCGCCACCCAGATCGCGCCCGTCTCGATGGTAGGTGTCGATATTTTCCAGATCCGGCGATTCCACTGGTAGGTGATCGTGCGTTTTTCAGCTAAAGATATCGGATCCGCCTCGCCTTTTAGATCCGACGGATATTTATCGACCTCGTCCAACACCAAATATCTGATCGGCTTATTGGCCAGCCTTGAGGCAGAGCGTGCCCAGGCCAGGTAAATCGGCATGTGCCGCAGCCGGATCCGGATATTGGTCATGTCCTCATCGGATCCGGTCATGTACCCGCGCAGCCGGGACGATCGCTCAAACATCGGCTGCAGCCGGTCCTGGCTGTTTTCCCGCGCCGTGTCCCGATCCGGATAAGTCACCATGGCTGGCCCGGGATCCGCGTCCGCCAGATACCCCAGGCAGTTGTTGACCGCCTCGCTCTTGCCCGTCTGGGGCGTGGCGCATAGTATTATCGTCTGCACCCCCGGAAAAAAAGAGGCATCCATAATCCCGGCCAGGTAAGGTGTCAGATCATTATCCCATTTCGATCCGGCCAGAGGACCTGTGGTCATCACCCGGTGTTTCGGCATCCACTTGCTGGGCGCCGTCCGCCGCCGCTTTTTTAAAACCAGCTTTTCCGCCCCCGAAAAGCGCCCGCGCAAAACCAGCCGGCCCTCATCGGCCAGGCGTTTTTTTAATTCCACCGGCAGCCACTCAGGAACCTGCTCAAGTCGATAGGTTTTTATATTTTCAGCCGTCGCTTGAAAATTTTTCATTTCCTCTAACTCTCACAACGGTTTTACATTTCTTGCATTTAATAGCTGTAATCAGCGTACATTCGTTATCCGCATCATCGGTGAATAAATACCAGGTCAAACTGCCACACTTGCAGCGGATCTTTACACCGGTTAATTCCGTTAATTCGATTATTTCAGCCATGGCTATAAATAACTCGGGGAAAAGGCATGATATTCGGCCTTGACCCTGGCCGGCCTTGATTCAAGATAAATCATGGTTGTATCCAGATAGGCATGTCCCAGCTGCTTTTGCACAGTTCGAGGGTTCGCACCACGGTCTGCCAAATTTGTAGCCAGGCTGTGACGGAAAAGATGAGGGTAAACGCGCTTTTTAATTTTTGTCCGCCCGGCGATTACCTTAACCAGGCGCCGCACGGCCCAGGTTGAAAACTGGTTGCCTTTGCGTAAGGTTGTAAACAGATAATCGCTTTCACCGCGAGGAAATTTTGCCAGATAGGCCATCAGGACCTTGGTGCACTCACCGTCAACATTGACAATTCTTTCCTTGCTGCCCTTGCCAAAAATCACAACTTCATTATTACCCAAATCCACATCCTCAACTTTTGTTCCGCAAAGCTCATGGTTCCGGATCCCCGAATATGCCAATAATGTCATCATGGCTTTTTCGCGAATGTTTTTTGTGGCATTAAGAAAAATGGCTACTTCGGCCTCGGTCATAGTTTGCTTAGACACAAGCTGTGGTTTTTTCGGCCGACCGAGTTTGATCGGATTTTTTATAAACTCCATATACCGTTCAACCCCGATGCAGGTGTTCGTGATATGGTGATAGGAATATTTCTGCTCATAAATCATGACCATATAGTCTTCCACCCGGCCATGATCCGGGTAAAGAATCTCTGACCACCTGATAAAAGCCCTTGCGGTTTTACGATAGTTGTCAATAGTGTTTTCTTTCAGGCCGTGATGCACCATTAGAAATTTACAAAATTTGCCGAGTTGTAAAATCATCAGATCTTCAAAAGTCATTTCGCCTGAATTACTGACGACAAGTCTTAAAATAGGCTTTTTCATGGCCGCCTCCTTTATTTTTCATGGTTTATATTGTTCAAGGCCGTAGTCTAGTATTTACGTGGCTACTATTTCTTCAATTGTTTTCCCACAAATCGTACAAATGACATCTTCTTCACGGTCTAAATGTTCGCTGATATGGTTTACAAATAAAGCGGCGTCACAACAAAAATTGCCAACAGAGTAGTTTTCTTCAAAGAATTTTTTTGCTATATACCATTGGTCTTTATGGTTTTTGGGATTTCTGGCAATCATGCCGCCCTGTTCAGGCGTGTCTTCCTTGTTTACT